AACTGAAACTTTCAATGTATTTTTACCTCTCAATTGAACAGGAACTGCATTTAAAGCTAATTTGATTTGAGCTTCTACGTTTGATTCTGTAATTGTATCTAAATCAACATCGATAACTGTTGCATCTGCTAAAAACAATTTTAAGAAACCATCAAACTCATCTGCGTTTGTAGAATCACCACTCCAAATAATAGAACCAAAATCCTCTGCATTATCAGCTAATTTATTTGCAATAATAGCGTCAAGAATTTCTTTGTTCATTGTGTCATTTGATGCACTTGCACCCATTGACTCTTCTCCCCAAGTTGCTCTAAAATCTTCTTTACAAATATCGAAATCATCTTTGAATTTTTTAGGTTTCAAAAGTCTTTCAGACAAAGTAACAGAACCCTCAGGAACGTGTCCACAAGTGTAGGCTCTACGACCATTTGTAGTTTCTAATTTACGTAACCAAAGTTCATAGTTAACACCCTCGTAAGGAGTTACTGCTCCATTCTTCAAAGCATCAGCTTCTTTGAATGTTTTTAAAAATAAACCACCTGCGGCTTTACCTGCGTAGTTTGATGTAATTGTTGTTGTTGTTGCCATTTAATTATTTGTTTAATTCGTTTAAAATTGCTTCTTTAAAGTTTTTAGGCTCTTTAACCTCTCTTGTTTCTGGTCTTGAAGTTGTTTGTGCGCTTAAAGAAATTTCAGTTGCTTTTAGAAATTCTGCTTTAAGGTTTACATTATTAGCTTCAATCATTTTACCAATTGCAACTAATGTTTCATTTTTAAAGGCACTCAATTGAGTTTGCATATCAACTGATTCCTCTTCTACTTCTACTTCTACTTCTGATTCTGCTTTCATTACTTCCGTAACTTCACCAGCAACCACAACTAATGTAGTTCCATCTTCACCAACGTATTTTCCGTCTGGTGCATCAATCGCTAACTTTACATCCTCTTCTTTTGGTGTATCTGTTGGCGTTTCCTCTGTGCTTAACTCTACTTGAACATCATCTTTGATGCTAAGTAAGTCTTTTAACGCACTTAAAAAAGTGTTTTCTTTACTCATTTTATAGTTATTTAATTTAAACTCTCCTTCAATAGAAATTCCTTTAATTTCTCCGCTTTTGATTTTTTCTCTTACCTCTTCATTTTCAACTTTCATAATTGCAAACCAAGTTCCAATAGGTAAATCAAATCCGTATTCGTTAGATTTGTCTTGCTCAAACTCTTTAATCCAACTTTCAACAATTGTAACTCCGTTTAACTTTAAATCTGTATGCTCTGAATTACTATTGCTTTGATGTCCGTTAATATGAAAATGTCTTTGTGCAAGTTCAATCGTTTCTTTAGGGAACATTATGTTATAAGGCTCACCATTTGGCGTAACTCTTAATATTTTTTGATTAGGAATTAAAACAGGTGTCATTAACAAACCCTTTTCAATTTCTTTTAACATTACTATCTCTTCTTCTTTAGATAGGTATATTCCAACCTCTTCAATTGCAGGTTCTTTTACTAATGCGAAACCGAAAATCCCTCTTTTTTCTTCAGGATTAAAATCTACTAAATACGTTTCCATAACTCTATAACGAAATTAAATTAAAATTTATGCTTTTTATTTGTAAGTTTTTTTTACAAGGTTGCATTTTTGACAATGTTTCTGTCCATTTCTTGCTGATTTGTCATTTGTTTTGAAACCACAAATGCTTGAACAGGTGGTTGCTCTTTTCCTAAAGTAGTTGCTATTTGATTAACTCCTGCATTACCTACTACATTAAATATTGGTGCTGAAGCTCCACCAGCATCACCACCGCCACTTGGTGCGCTTATACTTGTTGAAATTCCACCTCCTTTTTGTGGCTCTGTTTTTAAAATATCTTTAACAGCTTTAAATCCTGTAGTACTCGCTGCTATAACTGCTGGAATTGCAGCAGGATACCCTAATTTAACTCCTGCGGTTATACCTTGATATGTGTTAATTAATGCTTGTGCTAATGCAAATGCTTTGCCTACTTTTGATTGCTTACCTAATATATCAGAAATTATTGCAAACGTACTTCTTACTGATTCAATTTCTTGTTGTCTTAAAATGTCTTTATCAGCTTTTTTCTTGTCTTCAATTGCTTTTTGTTCTGCTGCTAATTTTGCTTCAAGTTGTAATTTATCTGTTGCATATTTAGCATCTAATGCTAAAGTACTTGCTCCTGCATCTGTTAATATTTTTAAGCGTTCCTCATATTCTCTTTGTAGTTTTTGCGTTGGTGTTTCTTCAGGTGCAAGTTCAGCGTCAATTTGCTTTAATATTTCATCCGCTTTTTTCTTTAACTCAATGTCTTTTTTTAATTTTTCCTCTGCAAGTTTTTCACTATTTTCTTGAATAGTTTTTGCTTGTTCATTTATAACTTCAAGTTGTTTTTTTCTTTGTTCTAATAATATTTCCTGCTGGTCTTTAGCTGCTTTTTTATTAATTTCATTAATAGCATTAACAGAACCTGCTCTATCATTTTTTAATTTTAATAATGCTTCTTGACTTTCTTTAATTGTTGCCTCTCCATCTGCTTTTACTTGTTCAGGGTCAAATCCTAATTTAGCTAAATAATCGGCAGCTTTATCTCCTAATGTTTCGTCTAACTTACTTTTTATATTAATGCCAGGTATTTTATTTAATAAATCAATAATACCATTAATAGATTCTGCACCTGTTTTATATAAAAATCTTAAAGGAGTTGAAACAAAATCAATATAAGATTTAAGAAGTTCATAGTTTCTTTGCGCTCCTTCAACCGCTAATTTATTTGTTTGTATTTGATTTTTTTGATTTATTTCAGTAGCTAAAATAGCCTCGTCAGTTTGTTTTATTTTAATAGCTAATATTTCTTTTTCACTTTTACCTTGAAGTTTTAAAATATTATCTTGAGCACCTATTGTTTTTAATTTTTCATTTTGTAGGTCTACATTTTTTTGACTATCTGCGTTAAGTTTCTTTTGCTCTTCACTAACTCCACTAACCGCTTCTTTAATATCATCCCAATAAGCATAAATAGTTCCTAATGCAATAACTAATAAACCAATTCCTGTACTTCCAATAGCTGTTTTTATTCCTTTAAAAGCATCAATAGCAACCGCTTTTAATTGTTTAAAACTATCTCGTGCCTCACCCAATCCTTGCAATCCTTGTGCTAATGCCATTGCAGATTGAACTCTTAAAAGTTGTTGCTCTAAGTCTTTACTTTCAACTCCTGCTAAACTTAATGCACCTTGATACGCTGCGAATCCACTTGCAACACCACCCAAAGAAGAAGATAAAGCATTGAATTTTGCATCAGGATTAAAGGCTTCTGTTAACGATTTAGCATCACCAATTCTATCTCTTAATTCTCCTGCTCTTTTAGCTGCTTTTACTGCCTCTTCTGATGTTGCACCAAATTTTTCAGAAAGTTCTGCAACTTCATTTTGAGCTTCACGCATTTGTTGCTTTAATGACTTGGTGCTTTTTTCTGCTTGGTCAAAAGATTTTATTAATCCATCAATTCCACCCTGCGCATTTAATACGTCAACATCAATTTCAATTACTTTCTTAACAGCCATTGTCTTTTTATTTTATTTTTTAAACCTTTAAAATCTTTTGGTAATTCGTACTTACCTTTTGCTATTTCTACATTTTTACTGACGTTTAAAAAGTCATCTTGTTGTAGCAATTTTATAATAATTCCTATCATTATGGTTCTTGTATTATATCAATGAATTTTTTTGATGTTGATACTCCGTTATTAAAATAATTTATTTCTATTTGAGTTAATAAACCAGTACCTGTTGTATTTGCAGGAACTTCAAATAAAATATTAGAATCTCCAATAAATGGACCATTAGTAATTGCATCAAATTTTGTTGTGAAATTATCATTGTCATTAATAAAAATAGATACTTCTATAATTTGTGGTTCTGCAGTTAAATTGTATATAGGTTTTAATGTAAATGGTTGCTCAACAGGTCTAAAATCTGTTATTAATTCAAAATTAACCTCTCCATTTATTAGATTTGAAGTAAAATTATTGATAGTGTACTTCTTATCTTTGTAAACTATCCTATCATTTAGCTTAATATCGGTTAACATTGTAACAGGAATCTTTGTTTTTAAGTTCAAAATCCTGCATCTAATATCATATAAACCACTAATATAGTTACGATACCATAAAAAATATAGTGAATTTGTAGCAAATGCGCTTGGATTGTTTACGCTTTGCTCTTCACCCCAATTTAACGATGCTATTGTACCGCTTGTTATTAACTCATTACTAAACTTTCTATAAACTCCAACGTTATTGTAGTTAGTACCATCAAAGAATTTAATAGGTGTTGGTAATACTACGCCCTCATTCATATACATAAGCATTGGTTTTGGCTTATATGCGTTTTGGTCTTTATTAATTAACGATGCAGTTACAAAATTATATCCTATTGTTTTCTCAAACATTACATTTTCAAAAGGACTTTTAATTTCATAACTTGAACTTTCGTTACTTAATAAATCGCTATACTCTAAATCTCCGTATTCACGATTGAATAAATTTCTAAAAGCGTTGTTTAAAATGTTCTCGCTTTTCTCGTGCATAAACGATAACTTTTTGAACAGCTTAGGTCTATTAATATCGATACTATCTGTAACAACGTAAGGCGTTATGTCTGTATATTTTCCAGATGCGTAGAAAACATCAAGCGGTGCAAGTTCAAAATTATTAATACCTTTTGGAAGAATAGTTAAGTTGAACATTTTAACAATTCCCATAACAAAATCAACTACTTTTATTTTAGGTATATAAGTCTGTATGTCTATAATGCTTGAAGTTGATTGTGATGTTGCGTATCCAAATTTTTGAGTTGTTGTTGTTCCAAATGAACCAATATTTGGTTGCACTTTAAAATTACGTAATTGACTTGTAAAGCTAAAAGGCGTTATGCTTTCAACTTCAAAATAATAAGGCACTGGCACACCACTCGATTGGTCTAAAAATAACAACTCCTGATTTCCAAATAGATTTTCAAACGTATGTGTAACAACTGCGTTAGTAGTTCTTATTGTTACTTTATATCGAATAGTTGGATTTGATGGAAATATTCTTATCCACGTTCTTTGAAATGTAGGAGGAAAAAGACCAGTAGAACCACTCCAATTAGAAGTGTAAACACCAGTAGTTAAATTCAAATCAGGGAAGTTACTATCTTTAGAAGTGAAATTAATTCTAACAGGTTCAGTATAAACAACTAAGTCTTCATTTCTTTTGCAATACAAATATAAATCTGTAAAATAAGTTGTACTTAAAAAGAAACCCTCAAAAGATATTCCGTATCTATTACCTATAAACTCAAATATTTTTGAAACAGGAATAGCAGGAAACAAATCTGAATATACAACCGAACGATTTAAAGTACCTCCTATTGTAACATCGTTAGCAGTTCCTGTTAAATACTCATACCTACGATTAGAATTTATAATAGGGTATCTAACTTCATCTGATATATTACCATTTATACGCCCTACTACTTCACCATAATTATAAATGTGATTTAAACTTGAGTAATCTAAAACAGTTAATTCCTCTTCTTTAAATAAGTCTTTTAATTGTTTGGTTTGTCCATAAAAAGTAATCGTAAAACTTTCTATTTCATTTTCTTTTTCGTTTGCCTTTTCAATTTGTATTTGACCATTACGAAATGGAATAGTATCGAGTTCAATCTTTGCATCGTATCTAATTCGATGGTCAAATGTATCGTTAACAATTCCGTTATCATTCCAATAGTTAAAAATAATATTATTGTTTGGACTTGCAGGAATAGTAAAAGACTGACTGAAATCTGTAAATACTTTTGAAAGGTCGTTAATATTTTGAATAGAACTATTTACCGATATATTTTCGTCTTTAAATAAATCTAATCGTTTATATTCGTCTTGTACTTTTATGTAAATTTCTACACTCATTTAAACGTAATTTTGTATTAATGGAGTTGCGCTTTCAAAGTCAAATTCATAATTAATTACTTTGTCGTTTAAATTTGTTTTTTCTATAAACGAACTATTTTTTATAACAACCGATCCACTAATCATTAAATCAGATGAAATTAAATTTAAATTTTCACTCAACATCATTTGTCTAATTGCATAAACAACATCTTCACTAATCCAACCTGTGTTAAGTTTAAAACTTTGAACTCCGTTTTTATTAAATACTTGCTTACTACCTGCTAAATTATATTCACTCGATTTGTATTCGTTGCTTATAGTTGACTTTTTAAATAAGTATAATTGTGATTGACCGCCTAAAATATTTGTATAAGTTAAAACGTAAGGAGTAAATTTAGGCTCACATTCCGGAGTAACTTCATCTATGTAAAATGTTACCCAATCACCTTCAATATCAGCTTGCAATTCAAAAGAATTTCCTTGTGCAAAATCACCAGAATAATAAGTAGATTTTGGAATGCTTAAATATTTAATTCCTGTATCTGTATAATCTACAACTTCATCGTATGTATCTGTAAAATATCTAACTCTTAAATTAGGATAAGTATCAAAATCAAAAATTATATCTATTTTTAAACCTGTAAAACTATCGTTTATAAAAGGATCTGATGTTAAATAATATCTTTTATCTACAAAACTTTCTAAAACATAATAACCTGAAAAAATTGGATTGCTTTCATCATATCCTTTAGTGCCAATTAATTCAACTGCATCTGCAGAAATCCAATCTGTGCTTATTTTATAATATGATTTTACTTTAACAAACAACGCTCTATTAGTATTGTTTAATTTGTCATCAACAAAAGGACTAATATTGTATTCACCTACATATTGAGTAGGTGAAAAAATTTCTTTTTCAATTACGTGAGTTGGTGTTGATGGTTCTGTTTCATCAAAACCCCAAATAGTCAATTCTATTTTAGTTGCTATTTGAGATGAATCTCCATCAACCTCAATTTTATATGGTACTCTACTACAAAATAAAATCATATCTTTAAACTTTGTTTCATTAATTTTTCTAAATCTAACCCATAGGCTTCAATAACTTCATCTGGTAATCTTTTAAATCCTGCCTCAAATGGTTTACTAAAAAACAAACTTGGCTTTATTCCTTTTTGATAAATACTTCTTGTTATTAAAAATGCGGTTTCGTCGTATGACAAAAATTGACCTTTAACTCCTTTACCCTCTTTTTGTCTGAATTGTAAACCTCTAAATTTTACCCATTCTTTTATAGCTTTTGTCAATCCACCATTACCGCTTCCAAAAGTTTTTCCAAACTTAAACGGACTATTAGGTGCTTTTGCCGAACTACTTTTACCTTTAACTCCTTTGTCTTGAAACTCTCCGTAATCTTCCATTTCAAAGTAAATACCTATTGAGTTTTTACCTACAAATGAATCACCTTTAATCGAATTATAAAGTTTCTTTTTTACATTTTTATCAGTTCGTGTTAAGTTGCTTTTACTTTGCTGAACTACATACTTTGTAAATTTAGAAAGTGTTTTATTTAATTCATTATTAGCATCCATCACAACAAACATTAGTATGGTTATCAGGATATTGTAAAACGATTTCAATTGTCATTCCATCCATTCCATTAGTGTAAGCCTTAAAAAATATCTGTGGCTCTGTTGCGCTTATAAATTGAATATCGTAATTGTTGTTTAATAGTCTTAACTTCTTAAGCAAATTATTCATTACAGAGTGTGCTGTTTGAATATTATCTACTCGGTTGTCATTACCCTCTAACTTATTTGTTATCGTTGTTTTAACGTCATCTCTTTGCGTAATAAACAACACCTCGAAACCTATTGTTTTACTTTCAAAGTTACTCGATACAATACCGATATTAACTAAATTATAAATGTTCTTTTTATTAAAATCTATATCATCATCTGTCTGAAATATAGTAATAGTATTTACATCGATGTCCTCGTTTAAATATCCTACTAATAACTCTAAACAATTATTAACTGCGTTTCTCATTTGCTTTTATTTGTCTTACTTCTTCTTGGTTTTTATCTTTTAAAAACTCTAAATGTGTAAGGAATTGATATATGGTAAGTCCATAGACTTGTTCGTGTTTAAATCTATCCCCTCCAGCAACTGCGTCAATTGAGATATACCAACCCCATTTTTCTCCAAAATAATTTTCTCCTCCTCCGTTGTCACTCGTTCCAAATAACGAGGAATATAATTCTTTAAGTCCGTTCCTAAATTCCAAAAAAAAACCTTTGCACCTAAAAATACAGAGGCAGGAGCATCATTCATAATTTCAAATCCATCAGTTCCATTGTACTCTTTGATGTTGTATAAGTCTTTACCAAATGTTTGGTTAATCGGTCTATACATTACCATCATAGCTTTTAATACATCAGTATCAATGTATGTATCAAGGTCAACATATTCTGCCGTGCTTACGTTATCAAAGTTTGGAATAAATCCGTATTCAATACCATTCATTGTAAATCTTTGAACGTGTTTAGGTGTTTCTTCTAACGCTTTGCCGATTGTAAATATAATGTCTTCAAATTGTTTTAAAGGTATTTTGATAACCTCGTTCAATTCAATATTACAAAAAATTGATATTAATTGAAAAGGTAAAAACTCCTCTGAACTATTCTCTGTTGCGTGTTTCCATTTAAGGAACTGCTTAATAGTAATATGCTCTAACGATGTTGGTACTTCTATTCTCATACTTATATAACGAAAAAAAAGGATAATTTTACAATTACCCTATATAATATTTTCCTTTATTTGGTTTGCCTATTAAATCCCACAATACATAACCGATAGGGTCGAGTGTATGGTTGTAATCGTCAATTGGTGTGTTGCTTTTTTTATCGTGCCAAACGTAATTGTTTAACTCTTTTATAATGTTTTTACTTTCAGGTGTTACAATAATTTCCCAATCTTGTAGCAATGCAACTCTATCAATTATAAGTGGCTTTTGTATTCCTTTAATATTACAACCTTGTTGCTTTAATTCTTCAATCAAACGAGGTTCTGCACTATCTGCAATAATTAAATTTCTATCTGCATAACGTTTATTTTCAGTTGATATTTGCGAGGTTTTTAAACCTGACTTATAAAGACATTCATTAACGTAGATTCGTTTATTAGGTTTATCAATTGCACACTCTATTAAAGTTGTAGGGTCAACACTAAATCCAAAATCTTGTCCAAAGTATTTATAACCAGTATTTACGAAATCACCAATACGCCAATTATCATAAACAACACCCTCTGCTTTATTTAACCAACCACCTAATATTTGATGTTTGTATTTATTTGGATTTGTTTCTTTGATACGTTCAACTTCATTTATAAATGAAATATCTAAATTATCATAGTTATCTAAATAGGTTGTGTGAATGTAGGTTACATCGTCTTTAATTCCGTTAAATCCTTCTTGAACTCCTCTACTTTCAAAGAAACGTTTATAAATCCAATGCTCTTTTGTTGCAGGATTTAGTATAAGTATAACTCGGTTTTGTTTTCCCTTTTGTCGAATTGAAAGGTTAATCTTATCGAATGTAATTTCGTCTGTTAGTTCTTCAGCTTCATCTAATATCCAAGTTGTAACACCTTGTAAAGATTTAAGGTTTGCGGTCTGGTCACCTGAACTTGTTTTAATTCCTCTAAAAATTATTTCGCTTTTAGATTGTAGATTTTTTATTTCTGACTTTGTAACATCAAACAAATTATTCATTTCCATCAAGTCAATCTTTTCTTGAAATTCTGGAATGATTGATAGGTGTGCCGATGTCATTGTCTGACGTGTGAATAGTATTTTATGCCCTTGCTCAAACGACAAAAGGTTAGTAAAAGTACCCACTCCAAAACTCTTTGAACTTCCTCGACCTCCTGTAATAATAAAATAACGTGTGTCGTTTTCAAATAGCGGTTTATATTTATTGTTAAGAGTTATCACTCTTTAAATTTAATTATATCTTTTAACTCAAAACTATTTATACTTACATTTTGGTCAATCGTTTCTTTTGGTTTACCGAATAAATGTTCAGCAATAAATATTTGTCCTCTTTGGTTGCTTAATAAATCCTTTGCAAATTCTATTTTTGCCTCTTCATCTGTTGAAACGTTTTTAAGACCTTTTAAGGCACTCAAAAATATTTCGTTTACCTTTTGTTCTTCGGCTACACTTTTTCGCCCTGCGTTAGGCCTTGCGCCTCCGTGTGTCTTTTTAACTTCTTTTTGCTCTTCCATTTGAAATAAATATGTTTATTCAAAAAATTTTAAAGTGTGGAATCGTATAATTTTTTTAAATCTTTAATAAATGCGGTTTGATATTGTGAACCACAACTTTTGCAACCTCCTGTTTTAACATTAAAAACTCTTAACCAAATCTTTTCAGCTTTCTGAATATCTTTTACTTTATCAATTGGTATTGGTAATCCGTTATACCATTCAAAAAACTCTTTTAAGAATTTAGTTTCTTGCTTTGTTAATTCAAAAGGTTTACTGAAAGGAAACAATCTATTTAAAGCTTCTTTTCTTTCGTTACATTTTGCGCAAGGTTTAATTCCTACTGCGGTTGTAATATCTGCTATTACATCTCCAAGTCCTTTAGCCATATTTTATGTTTTATTTTCTTTAAACCTCTGTAAAGTACGCTATATTCTATTCCTGTTTTCTTTGATAGGTTTGCAATACTTGTGCCTTTAAAGTGTTTTACTATTTCGTTATTTTCGTTTGTTATAACTCGACCACATATAGCATCAACCAATAACTGTTCCCACTTTGTTAAGTTCTTAATTTCGTAATTGATTAACGTGTTTTGCTCATCAATTATATTTGGAAACTCATCAACTAAAATAACTCTATTCTTTGTAAGACTTTTTTTCTTACTATCTAACCAAACAGATTTAATCGTAAAATATAAGTAAGCATCATTTATCTCATCAAATTTCTTGCCACTATCATAAATCTTTAAGTAAGCATCTTGTAAAATATCTTTTGCACTATCGTAATCGCCTGTAAAATTATAAGCAATTTTTAATAGTTGTGTTTGATGTTTAACAAGTTGGTCAAGCATTTACTTTCTACGTTTTCGTGTTTGTTTTGGCTTTTCAACAATAACAATTTCTTTTTCTAATTCACTTTCAAGTGCAATAACAAAATCTTTATCGATTAATAATTTTGCTCTTTCGTTTGATGTTTCAAACTCTGATCCAACAAACATATTTTGGTTAAGTTCCTTGTCTGTATATGGTTTTATAACTTTTACTTTCATTTTTTAATTATTTGATTTAGACAAAATTAGTAATTTATTTTTAATAAACAATATTATTTAGTAAATATTTCATTATAATCAGCATCTTGACCACACCACCAAGTTTTTACATTTTCTTTTGTTGTGTCTTCTAACCAACAGGAACGCCAATCTAAAGTCCAAACGCTTCTTTTACCTATCATTTTACCATCTATAACTTTCCAAACGATATTATTACCATCTATTGAAGAATATGTATTGTTTAAACTTAAAACTGATTTTATTATTGTATCTCTCATTTTGTTATTATTTAATTGCGCAGCATTGTAATAGGATTTATATTTTGATTCCAGAAATCTTTTTGTATAATTGGTGTTATTTCTTCTACTTTATTTTCAGTTTTTTTATTATACCCTCTTTTATTTCTAATACTTTTAACCTGCGCTGGTGTTAAACTTAGATTATTATCGCTTAAAAATTTGCGTATTATTGCAAAAGAAATATTTAATTGATTTTTTATTTCTTTAATAGGCAAAGTTAATCTATTTTCTATTATAAATTCTTCTTGTTGTGGTGTCATATTACTTTTTATTGTTATATAAACCCCAATTTTTAGGGTTTATCTTGTTTTTAAAAGTTAAATTATTTTTCTTGTTAGTGTTTTCATAATTTTGTAATACATTTATTGTAACAATCAATTAGTTAGCAGTAATTATTTAGAACCTCTGTCAGAAATAATAAGTTTTATCAATAATATCAATAATACTATTGGAATGTAAATTTTATAACTTTCACTTTTTGTAATCCATAAAGAAGATAAAGTCATTCCTATAAATAATGCAAACAATTGAGTAAGTAACATTTGTACTGATTTCATAGTGTTTAATTTTATAACTACTGCTAACAACGGTTATACAATAGTTGGGTTAATTTTTAAATTTAAAGTCTGTTTTGTACTTTTAAAATCTGTGATTAATCGAAAGTTTTGGAGTACTAACCCCAACCATCGTATAGCCGTCAAACGTTAGCATCAATGCTACGAAAATTCTAAACCACAAACATTGCATCTTAAAAGATTATTACCAATATAACTTCTTTGTTCTCTTGGGTGTTTGCAGTGCAGTCTTTTTTTAGCGTATTCAATTGCTTTTTCTTTTTTTTCTTCTGATGTTTCGTCCATTATTTTTTTTGATATTTTGCTTCTCATTTTTTTAATATTTCTAAATTATATGGAATTAAATCTTCAATAGTTTTAAAATCTGTATTTGGTTCAAATTTTTGTGATTTTTCATTAAAATAATAAACAGCTATAAATCCGTTTTCAATGTATTTAAAAAAAGAACTATTACAATTTCTTTCTTTTATAGAAAATCCTTTAAATAAAACATTTTCTTTTGCTATTTTGTAATTTCTCAAAGCTCTATTATAATTTTCATCTGAACCAACAGAATTATCAAATTCTTTTACTTCATTTAAAACATTTCCAGTTTTATCACAAGGAATAAACATTGATGTAGTTAAAGGTATTTTTAAAAACTTTGCATATTCAAAAATTTCATTTGTTATTTTTGCTCCATTTTGAAATGTCTCAGCAATAGTATATTGTGAAATACTTTTATCTGACCTTTCTAAGACATAATCGGTCATACTTATTAATTTTTTCATAATAATTTCAGTTTTAATACCCGCACTAATGCTAACAGCTTTTTTACACAATGGCTTGGGCTTGGTTTTTTCTCCGAAAAAACGCTGTCGGCAGTAATTTGGTTTTATATTTGTTATCTTAATTGTTTAATTTCAAGCCACTGTGTAAAGAAGCGAAACGTTATAAGAAATAGCTACGAATTGTTTTTATAAGATTTTTTAAATATTTCTAATAACTCTTTAGTGTTATATTCGGTATACATTATATCTTCATTATATTGAATTACTAACCATTCTGCAAATTTAATGGCAAAATTATCGCATATTTCTATACAATCATTTGTGTCAAATTTTAAAAAATGAGGTTTAGAATTTTTTAATACTTTTTCAAAATCTTCTTTTAATTTCATAATATTTAGTTTTAATTACCCGCTACTTCTTATAACAGGTGTTTGTAAATACCAGCCGAAAATAAAATGCGTGTAGGCTGGCATCTACAAGCACCGAAACGTTATATAAAATAAAACCCACATATCAAAAGGTCGTCGTCTTTATCAATGTGGGAATTTGTTAAAATTTTCAATGTAGCGACGACTCTACTGATGCAAATATATAAATTTATTTTAATTGTACCGCTTTATAATAATAATTTTTGTTTTTATTTAGTGTTTGGTATTCGTAAAATGTGATTTCTTTAATAAACTCCTCAGATGTTTCTTTATGTATCGCAATTAGTTTTAGTTTAGTGTTTGGGTCTAATGCGTAGGGTTGTTTATTTTTTACCATATTCTTTTATTTTAATATCATATTGCAATTTTTTAGCTATTAATTCTTCTTTAGTAAATTTATAATTTCTTTTACTGTCTGATTCACTTTCTAATTGTTCAACAAAATCAATACCATATCTTTTAATCAATCCTTTTCTATATTCCAATAAATTACCACTTAAATTTTTATTGCAGTAAGTATTACATTGTTTGTGACAATTTCTTTCGTCAAAAATTAAACCGCTATATTTCCCTGCTGAAAAATAATGACCTCCTGCCCAATCATTTGTATTTATGTTGTTACAACTAATGCAGGGAAGTTCACTATCTCGCATTCTTATCCACTTTTGAAAGGACTTTTTAGCATCTTCTTTATATTCACCTATTGTTTTAAGTTTTGCTCTTAAATCGCTTTTAAATGCTTTTGCTTTATCTGACTTAACTTTTAAGTTAATTTTATTAAAAACAACTTTTCCAGCATCGGAGTTAAATAAGAAATCAGATAAGCAGGAACTACATAAACCAAACGTTCTATATAAAGTCATTTTTCCACAACCTTTAACCATTCGTGCCTTATTGATTCCTTTGCAGGGTTTTTCTTTTATATCCATTCTGTATTTATATTATTATTATCTGTTTCGTATGGCAACCAATCTTTGTTTACATCAAAATTAATAGGTTCAAAAGGTATATTTCTTGAGTATTCACATTTTGCAGTTGTTATATTATCATTTTTTTCTATAAATACAACAGTTTCAGCTTTCTTTAATACACTACTTCCGACGTGTCCTACTGGTTTTGATGTTCCAAAATTCTTATGTAATATTCCTGTGCAGTGCATATTACCTTTTGCAGTCCATTGTAGCAATTTTTCAGTTAAACCAGTTGAT